GATATATGATGTGCATGATACGACGATCAGGCGATATCTCAGAGCTTATCGCAGGTATGGCAAGTCATTCTGGAGCAGGTATACAACGCTATATAAAGTACCTTAATGCGGGGCCAACCACTATATCTTGTGTTACCCACGTCTGCGCGAGCGCCGTTGCATGAGCTTGGTTGCATAGAAGGTGACGTTGCGCCGTAGCTCTACCCCAAAGGATTCGTTAATTACTTTCGCCACCTTGCGTTCCACCTCGGGCGTGTCGGTGAGTCGTGATGGGATAGGCCCGTAGAGCTTCTTGATTGGCAAGCGATTCTTTGTCTTGCGGACGTATACGTGGCGGCCTAACGTCTCAGATACAAACGCCCCCTCATACACCTTACGCTTGCCCCATGCTCTAGCGGTGACGCCCTTCTTTGTTTGTCTTGGGTTGAAGTCCTTGAGTGGTATCGCCCCATACTTAACGATGATGCTGAACGTCTGCGTTCGTACACTCGATCTGATACGTGCAAAGAATCCACGCTGGTTCAATATCTTCTGTGTGATGCCAACCTCTTTGGCAACGTGTCGCCTTACCTGTGTCTGTGACTTAGCACCCACACGGTTAATAGATCGGTTGATTGCCTGTGGCAATACCTCACGCTCTAACTTACTGAGATTGTTCCTCAGCTGTTTGATGTCGCTGCTCAGTGTTACTTGCATCATCTATCTCCGTTGGATACCTGCTCCAGAATGACTTGCCATACCTGCGATAAGCTCTGAGATATCGCCTGATCGTCGTATCATGCACATCATATATCTGTGCGAGCGCCCAATACTCAATGCCATCAGCCTCAAGTTTAGCGGCCTCTGCTACCTCATTATATGTCAGCTTCACAATCAGCGTTCTTGTAATTGGGCCAGCCGTTCTCACCCTTGGAGTCTTTGAAGAGTTGCACCATCTCGCAATAAAACTCTTCCTCACGCTCCATGTCCTCAATCTCGCTAGGCAATAGCATTGATGAGAGGCCAACAAATATCAGCAGCACAAAGATAGCCGCACCGATTGCTTGCTCAACAGAAAGTCTTGGTTCCATGATTTTTCCCTTTTTTTGAGGGCAAGAAGCCCACGCCCGTTATCGGGCTGTTATACAGCCTACGTTAAGACTGCTTAAATTCGCGCGCTAATGTAGCGGCCCAGGCATCCTCATTTCGATTAGAGCGCAATAGATTCAGATAGTTATCTTCACTAAGCCCTCTCGCCCGGCTGTAAGTCTTTAAGAACTCACGCGCCTCACCTCGATCTTGCAAGTGGTGACGCACAACCCACATCTCACGTTTCGCTTGTAAACACATAAACAACTCCTGATTGCTACTGTGTTGAGCGAATGATTACACAAGGAATGTGTGAGTGCAACAAAAAAAGTGTAACTATTACACTGGAAACATACTTAAATTGTTTGACACACACAGAATATGTTTGATATATTACTTACATCGGCTGGGGACACAGCCATCAACCAAGGGAAGAAAGACATGACTAAGCAAGCAAAATTCATTTTGGAGTGTTTCGAAAAGACCGGTCAATATGACGCCCACACCAAGGAAACCCAAGAACTAGCTTGGAAAGTGTTGAGCGAGGCCGGATTCGGATTTGAGGTTGTCGATATGGAAGAAGTTTACGATCACTTTGTTTACCGCTTCAACGACACCGACCGCAACGGTTACGAAATAAATAAAATCTAAAGCAAGAATTAACGGGCCGTATAAGCGGCCTTTTCTTATTAGGGGGCAATGATGACCACAATCGTATTCGACAGTTTGGAAAGTGCTTTGCGTTGGTGTAAGGCGCATGACGTAAGCACGAAATACGTCCAAAACCTGCAAGGCTCTTGGCTTCTGAAGTATCCCGGCATACATGATCCGTATGAGAATAAGCCATGAGACCTATCGACTACCCATACCACATGACTCATCAAGAGATTGCTGATGAATTAGGTATTACCCGGAGTAGGGTGGCTCAGTTAGAAAAAAGCGCCCTAACTAAGCTCCGAGATCGCTTCATTCTTAGGCAGTATTATCTGGATCACGTCAGTTCCAACTCACCACAACGTGATCAGGATTCTTTTCTTTCTTTCTGAATTCCTCGCGGTAATGTGCCGCGATTTCCTTTCTCAACGCCTCAGTCGTTTTCAGTCTGCCACGACTCTTCTCGCGTAAGAGTTCCATATGGCCTGAGCCAAGTACCATCTCATACCAGTGGTACGCCTCAATCGGGTTCTCTGTTAGGTATCGGTGACAAGCGGCACAGCCGGTGAGCAAATTATCAAGGCTGTATCGCGTCACCTTATTTCTGCGCCCTACCAGGTGCATCGCTTGAAGCGTTTCAGTGTTGCCACAGCGTAAGCAATGCCCATCCCGTAATCTGACAGCCTTACTGCACCAAATATCAGCTTGATCTCGTTTTATCGCCATAATGCTCTTTCTTAAACCAGCGTTCCCGCAAAATTGCTTTTTCAGAGTTACCGCAATCGCAACTCCAGCCTTCTAAATAATGTGGCGGCTCTTTCTCGAACTGCTCCACCATGATCTTCTTACACTCAGAGCATTTAACTTTCGGAGGTTCCATTCCTGGGCCTTATCGTTGTGCGATGAATCTCGCCATCTGTCTTGTGATAGGTGATGACTTTAGCACCTCTTAGCGATTGCCAGCCACCTCGAGCGGCGTATGCGTCACGCGCAGCGAGAGTGGGATGCTGCTCGGTGATGGCCCCGGCGTCCTCCACCACTCGCTCATGATGGAGATGCCCACAGTGCAGATACGATTGCGTCGCCTCTCCCCACATCTTTCGCGTGCGTGGCTCGCTTGAGAATAGCTTTGCAAGCTGTGCAATCCTTACCTTATGGCCGTGATGAAAGCCCAGCATCGTCTCACCCCATAAATAGGCATAAAACGGGTAATCATTGTCGATCACCTCAACCCTGTCGTTTGCGAATACGTGCTTGATGTGTTTCCTCAGCCAGATAGAGCCGCTGATGTCGTGATTGCCCTCAGCTGATACCACAATCACTTTGCCGAACTTCTTCAGCATTAAAGACACGGCCTCAGTCATCACCGACATAGCCAAATCGACTAGCTTCGCATATCGGGTATCCGCGTCCAGGGCGTGCTGAGAGCTTGGCGTGCTGGCGGAAAGTATGCCGTCCCAGTGCAAAAAGTCACCTAGCTGACAGAGCAAGCCAACATCGCTATTCGGACAACTCGCAATCATGTCGTGAATCGAATTCATAAAGACATTGCGCGCAATCGTCACATCCCAATCATCACCACTCTCCGCAGCGTAAGCGTACATACCCAAGTGAAAATCAGTGATGGTAAGAAGAGACAGCAGATCAGCGTTTGTTGTTTGTGGTGCGGGCTGTGGATCAAAGGGCGGGAAGTTTTCAAGTGCGGCGTCTATTCGATCACATAGAATCTCAAGCTGTCGCTCTTTGTCAGCAGCGGATTTCACCCATTGCCCGGTGGGTTTGCCTTTATTGTAATAGGTTGAGACACCTTTGACAGTGTAGCCATCAGGCACAGGATGAATATAGTCATGTTCTGGACTATACCCCTGCTTTACAGCGTGTTTTTTAACCGCCTCCAAGTGACTAACGATTGTGCTTTTTGATATTCCAAGCTCACTAGCAATATCGCGCTGGCTCATACCACGTTCTACTCGGCTGAGTACCTCTCTCTGCCTTTCGGTTTTGCAAAAGTCTATCAGGCTCATAAGCCTCCCCCCAGATTTTGCTTACCTTTGTTGTAACTTCATATACTCCGAATCCTGTGGGTGTGTCAGCTTGATTCCCAGATCAAGCGCCCACTCGTGAACCTGCTCCATAAAGTCGAACATCTCCCCGGTATCGAGTTTTGATGTCTTTCTGACTTGTGCGGGAATCACTGTTGTCCCAACGGTTTTATCTTCCGTTCCCAGATAACGGAATTTTAAAAGCTCTTTCAGATCCTCTTCTGTGAGATCCTTAGCGCCAGGGTTCTTTTCCTTGAGGAAAACGACGGCCTCACGCACCCACAAATGGAACAGATCATTCTGGCTCATGCTTCTTCTTGGGCGGTATATCGACACCTTCCAAGCCACGGGATGTTCCCAATCCCATTGCGTCGCCAGATATTTGTGGAATGACTCGATGCGCTGTTTTAGCTCCATCTTGTCTTTAATCAGCCAAAACTCACCCATCACGATTCACCCGATCACCGTCGAATGTGATGTATTGGCCGAAGTTGTCCAGGCATCGCTGTCGGAACGCTTCGCTTTTCATAAAATCGTGAGTCAAATCGTCGTTAGTAGTCCATTGCTTCATAGGGATTTTACCACTGTTAGTGCTTGCTTGCGCTGCAAATGGTGAAACTCCGCCCTTATCTCTAGCACGGTTCAGCCAAGATGTCACGAATCGCTTAATTCCCGTCTTTGTCTTGCGCTTCTGTGGGTTGCTGTCGCACCAAGCCTCCATCGCGCCCAGTTCCGCAAATACATCCACATCAGGGAAGTTCTGCTGCCACGCAATCAAGTCTTGATCTTCAGGGTGCCATTCACTGCCGTCTTTTAAAATCATTAGTCGCCATCCTTGTCCATTTTCGGAATAGATCCTTGATTTGCTCAAGGTTCACCCTGTACGTCTCGCTTCTCCCACCATAGATGCGCGTCATCATCTGCACCTCCATAGTGACTGAGTTGCCATACAGCACATAAGCAACAATCTTGTCACTCACGCGCGTTAGCTGTTGAAGCAGGATTTCTTGCCCTCGATGTAGATGCCCGCCCTCATGCTTCCATTCCATGAACATGAAATAACCGTTGATCTCAACGACTCCATCAATATCACTCATGGCGGCTTTGCCAGGAAAGCAATCAGAGAACTCTTCAATCTTTGGATGACATTCAATGAGGTAGCAACCCTTTTTGTTGCAACTCCATCGAATCGGATTATGTCCTGTTGGTTTCATTGTCTCATTCCCTTTTTTTTGACAATAAGGATCATTAGAGGGCGGTAGTTGCCCTATACAAGTTTTTAGTCTTAGTCCCTCAATCC